TATTTAGGTAATGGAACTGCTGCAAGAAAAGCTGCTGGAACAGCTCCTACTGGTAGCCTTACTATTGTAAATGGTGCAGCAGCTTCAATGGACCCGGGATTTAAATTATTTGGGGTAGTATTTGAAACAAAGGCAAAATATTCGGGTTTAATGTTAGAATTGAAAATTGAAACCCCATTTAAAAAGAACGGTGAAATTAAAGCAAGTCAAAATAACCATTTACAACTTCAGTTCGAAACCTTAAACCGATTACAATGGATTGGATACATGGCAGAATTTGTTTGGAGCTTCGATATGGCAAAGGAACTGATAGACGAATATATGAATTTACCCGACAAACCCGATTTATTTTAAAAACCCATACCCCACCAAGAACTCACAAACCCTTTTTTCGTGTTTTAAGGGTAGTTTCCGTTTACCGTGGATAATTGCACTCAAAGACTTATTTGGTAGCTTTGCGCCCCTCTCAATTAACGCCAGGGGTAATTTTTTAAGTTTGATGAAGTCTAGGGAGGTCATGATACTTTTATAGATTCTAAAACACCTTTCATTACCGAAAATTTTTTATTTAACTCTATATTTTCATTTGTGATTTTATCAAGTAAGTTATGTAGCTCATCAACGGCTTTTTCGTCACCTTTCTGAACTTTTCTTATAAGTTGATTTATAAGCAAAGAATTTATTTCCATAACTAAAATTTTAATGATTGATTAATTCTAAAGGTGCAATTTCTTTTATAATTTCTTCGATTGAGGGCGTAATATCGTCAAGGGCGCGGAAATTACCTAACCCGAACCAATGAACACCGTCATATTTCCCCGTAGATTCACTGCACCCATTAGGCATATGATAAACACTACTATGGGCGGATACACCTATGTTTATTTGCAAATGCTTACACACACAAGCGGATTGCCTTATGCCTAAGCACTTAAATATTTGTCCTTTTTTAAAAACACCTTGACAGTGGTCTCTAATCGCCACAACGTCTTTTCCTACTTCGATAGCCATAATGATTGATCGTTTAAAAATTGATATTCAGAAATAAAAGGCGGGTAAACTAGCAGATAAACAAGTGCTAGCAATACCGCGATTTTGAAAATGGTGGATAGGGTTTTCATGATATTAGATTTAATTGGTTAGTTGGTTAAGAGATTAGTTGAGTATATTAATTGATCTAACTACACCACTATATAAACGGGTTGAGTTACCAGATAATAAGCACTTTGCCCTATAAATTGCCGAACCCATTGAAATAGCTTCTACTTTTGCGAATTCCACAGTAGAAAGCGGTTGAGGGTAAATAATGGGCGTTCCTTCAAACCCCACAATAAAGGTTTTTTCGCCTTCTATTTTTATGCAATCAATCATATTTGTAATTTTATTATTTAGTTAAAGTTATTGAAAAGTCGCTTACTCCATCTGCAATTTCATTTTCCCTATTCCAGTTTTCGGTTAAAATTGAAAATCCAGCACTTAAAAGCACTGATAAATATTTATTTAATTTTACGGTACTTGTTACTCCTTTCAAATCAATAACATTGAATTTTGAAGCCTCAAGTATTAAATTTGAAAAATTAGCACTATAAACATTAATATCAGTAATTATTGTTAGGTTCTTTGAGATGTTAAATGATGCTGTGTTCATGCTAAGTATATTACAACCTTAGTGCCAAAGTCGTAAAAGTTCGACAAAAAACGCTATAACTCAATAATAGTAATGGTTTTATTTTCCAATTATTTTCAAAGGAAAAATAAATTTGGTGAAGTCGGAAATTTGAGGTTATATTTGTTTATTAAAAAATACGCAATAGTTTTAAATATTGTACACTATGCCAAAGGAAGGCGATAAACCAGCACTAAGTAAGCACAACTCTAAAAAAAACTTGTTTGAGTTAGAAGATGCAACAATAAGCCTAACAGACCGCCAAAAGAGATTTTGTATAGAATATATCAATGCAAACTTTAACGGGGCTGAGGCGGCAAGAAAAGCGGGTTACGAGCCAAATTCTGCGCATGAGCAGGCCTCTAGGTTGTTAGCAAATGACAATATAAAGCAGTATATCGAACTTTTAAAGAAAGATTTGGGGTTAAGGCTTGGGATTACTCAAGAAAGAATAGCGCAGGAAATGGCAAAAATTGCGTTTTTTAACATTGCTGACATTTTAGAAGATAACGGAAATTTAAAGCCAATAGGTGAAATACCACGCGACTTGAGTGCTAATATTGCAGGGATTGAAATTGTATCTTTTGATAGTGGCGAAGATAAGGGAGTCTCCACGATTAAGAAAATAAAGCTAAATGATAAGCAAGCGGCCTTAACAGGGCTTAATAAAATGTTAGGTTTTGACGCTCCTACCAAGACAATAAACACAACCACGCACAACATTATGAATATTGATCCGCTCGATGATTCAACCAACTAAGGCACTTAGGAAGATTGCAGCCTTAAAGAAAAGGATTTGGGGTATCCAGGGTGGCCAGGGGGCTGGCAAAACTTTCTCAATCATTTTACTGATAATTAACCATGCTTTAAAACACCCCGGCAAAGAAATCTATATTGTATCTTCAGAACTATCAAAGATGCGTGACACGGTTTTAAAAGACTTTGTGAAAATTATAGACTTGTTAGGGGTTAATTGTCAAATGACGGGGGTATTGTACGGTTCGCCACGGTGCGACTTTCCTAATAAAACATTTGTGAGGTTCTTAGGTTTGGATAAAGATGACGTTGGTAAGGGTTTAAGGTCGGATATTGTTTTTATTAACGAGGCCAATAAGATAAACTTTGAGGCATACCGGGAACTTACAAGCCGGGCAAAAAGAGTAATTATTGACTTTAACCCTAATAATAAATTTTGGTTTCATTCAGAGGTTCAAACCCGTGAAGATTGCGACTTTCTAAATCTTACTTTCTTAGATAACGAATATTTGAGCGACACGGAAAGGACTGAAATTTTACTGTATAAATCCAAAGGCTACAAGTTAGACGACAATGGCGACTATGTTTTAAACGAGGCCGGCAACCCTATTGTAATAAATCAGTACTATGCTAATAAGTGGCGCATTTACGGTTTAGGTGAAATTGGACAGGTCGAGGGGCGTATTTACAATTGGAATAAAATCTCAAACGCTGAGTATGACAAAATAAAAACAACCACCTACCATTATAGCGATTGGGGGAAAGTTGATCCGTGGGCCATGGGGGAGGTTAAATATTACGATGGTTGTTTATACGTGCATGAATTGAACTATGAGAGTGAAAATGAGATAGAGCGTAGATTGTCACCTCAAGAAATTAAAATGATTAAGTCGGGTGATGGTGACGACTACGAGGGTATGATAAGTTGGAAATTCACAAAGTGCAACATCAAAAAAGATTCTGTAATAGTTTGTGATTCCAATAGGCCCAACAAAATAAAATCATTAAGGCGGTCGGGGTGGGAGTATGCTATTGGTGTAGGTGGAAAGTTGGATATGGAAAACAGGGTTTCAATGCTTTCGGCTCTTACAATTTATTATACCGAAACTTCAAAGAATATTGAAATGGAACAGGAAAACTATTGCTATGATGACAAAGGGCGACCTATTGACGCATACAATCACCATATAGACGGTTTAGTGTACGTCACGCAACATTTATTTAATGAGGGGGTGATTAATAGCCTTTAGCGTTTATCTTTTTTAGCAAAGTAAAACCCGGTTATTAAGCAACCGATCAAAGCAAGGGAGATAAGTATTAGTGGCATTAAACCTCAATAGTGAATTTAATTGTTATTTCAAGTTTACCCGTATCTTCATTGTAAACGGGTGTAGGTTGTTCATGTGTAACATTCAATCCGTCACCCTCAAATGATTCGAGTGCGCACTCAATAGCGGTTAATACGATTTGTTCTATTTCGTTGTGTAGCATTATAATTTTTCAAATAAAAAGTGATAGGTTTTATCTATTGTTTTAATAAATATTTCAGGTTCATATTTTAGATAATTTTCACGGCAAAACCTTTTTAAAGGGGTAACTAATTCTTTTGCGCCGTTAAAGTCAATACCCTTATACTTTTCTAACTCTGGAATTTCACAAAGCAGTTCTTCAAACGTGTAGGCTTTTAGGTGTTTCACACGGCTTTATCTGAGTCTTTAACTTGTTTATAGAAGGGGTTGTGTATAATAGTGATAGGCTTTGTTAAGTCGTAAATTTCGGTAATACTTTCAATTACATAATACGAATTTCCACCTCTCATTATTATTGTCGAATAATCATCAGAAGGATAAACCGAAACCACTAATTTAGTGTTTACTAAAATTGGCTTCTTATTTCGTTGTGTTAGTTGTATAATCATTTTTTCTTAATCTTATAAACGGGAATTAATACGGTATCGGTTTCACTTGTTTTGACTTTGATATAATCGCTTGCCTCATTAACCACGTAAATAGTATCGTGAATAGGATTGGCTTTTAAATACTCAATTTGATTGCCACGGTCGCCACATATCCAAAGGAGCGTTCCAACTAAACAGAAACTGAATACAAATAATAGTTTATCGGTTGCGGTTGCTTTCATAATATTTAAACTTCTAAAAAGGTGTATAGTCCTAATGGCATAGGTTCGCAACCCGTACCAGTTAAAAAAGAATCGTGAAACTTTTTATTTTGATCGTTAATGTGTTTACGCATATTATTATTTATGCGAATAATTACAAGCCACTCCAAAAAAGTATAGGTATCATTTTTCATATTCCGGATGTTCTTTTAAAAGGTCGCAAATAACGGCTGAGTAACTTGTATTTTTACTTCGGTTCAGTTTCTTTTTATTTTGCCGTTTGAGAATGAATTGAAAAACCGATTCTTCGATGTTATCTAAAAACATGGGGCGTTTCTCGTTTAGGATTTCAGTTGTTTTAGGCATGGTTAATTAGTGTTTTAATTCGGTTTAATTCAGTTAATTCAGCATCAGTAAACCTAACTTCTGAAAAGCCAATGTTTTCAAAATACACAACACCTTCTTCATCATCAATAAGTTTCATGTACTTTTCAAGTAAGTTTTTATGAAAGTTTTGATCGTCTGTAATTTGTGAATTATCCATTTATATTATCTCTATATTTTATAGCAAATATATAGTAAAGAATATCACAATACCAAATTTATTTTTAAAGTATTCTATATTTGAATTTTAAACGGTTAAAATATTGGCATTTTTCGATTTTCTAAAAGGTATTTTCAGAAAAGAATATGAAGATGACGGATTCATTCCTATGTTCAGTTCCATGTATGGAGCGTCCCCACAATTTAATCAATATGCTAGCGATTTAGAAAAATTAGCAATGGTATTCCAAAGCCCAGCAGCACTCAAAGTATTTAAGTTGCAATGCGATTTATACTCGTTAGGGCGGTTTATTGTTACTAAGGATATGGTAACTACCAACGAAAAAAGGGAGCGTTTAAAAGACCCCGTTTTAAAGTTACTCAAAAATCCTAATCCATACCAAACCGGGAAACAATTATTATGGGATCAAATGTTTTTCAATATGTTAGGGACTTCTTACACCTATGTAGATAGTAAGGTAGTAGATAACCAAAACAAGATTTACGTTTTAATGAATTCCAAAATATGGTTTCCCGAATCATTGCGAAAAGTAGCCGATAAAATGATATTTTCAGAGGCGAAAAGAAAGGAAATATTTGATACGGTTATTAATTACAGATATGATGACGGTTCAATGTTTCAATTTCCTTTATCTAAGTTAATTATTAATACCGACTTATCAAACGGTACGGGTAATTTTTTCAAAGGGAATAGCACAATTGACGCACTTTATAAGGTAATATGCAATAGTGAGGCTTCACTCGATAGCGCAAATATTAATCTAAGGTACGCTGGGAAATTCATGGTTGCAGGTCAAGCCGACCCCAACAATGTTACAAGCGTACAAATGGCCGAACCCGAAAAGCAAAGCATTGAACAGAAAATGAACGGGCGCAGGAGCGTACACGCTTTTAAGTCAATGTTGGAAATTAAAAGGTTTGTTGAAAATTACGCACAACTTGAACTCAATAAGGCTTACTTAGATTCTTATTACATTATCGGCAATATGTACGGTATTCCTAGAGATGTTTTAGAGGCTTACAATTCAAGTACATTCGAGAACCAAGAGAAAGCCCGTGCAAGCCACATAAGCTATTCACTAGCACCAAAGGGGGAGGACTTCGCAATGGGGCTTACTCAAATGTTTGGATACGATACCCAAAACAAAGAAATAGGATTGAGTTGGGATTATTTGCCGTTTGTCCAGGTGTTCGAGCAGGATCGCGCAAAAGTTGCCGATATGAAGGCGCAAACATTCTTAGACCTAGTGAATAACGGTGTAAGTTTGGATGAAGCCAACGAATTAGCGGGTACAAGTTTTACAACAGGCGAAAAAATTGAACGTAATAAAGTTGTAAATAATGCGACCTAAATTAACATATATAATTCAATCAGATGTTTATAACGGAATAATGGAAATTAAACAAAAAGAAGCGGGCAATAGTGAGGTTAAAGCCTACATTGAAAAACTGAATGAGGACTTGAATAAAGCCCCTGCAGAACTTAAAGAAAGTATAAAAAAGAAGTTAGAATCGGTTAAAAGCGGCAAACCCGTAATAAAATGATAGATATTACCAAATTTGAAGATAAAAATCAGTTATTCAAACATTTAAAGGATAACAAGTCTTTTTACGTTGCACAAAGGAAAAGCGCAATGAAAAGAGGCGATTCTTATTGTGGTCAATTGCCTATAGTTGATAAATCGGAGTTTGAGACTAAGGACATGGCCGTTACAAGTGAATCCATGCCAACGGGTAAGATAAGGGCGAAAGTAATTATTAACACCTCGAACATTTTAGATAGTCATTACGATGTTCACATAGGTAATATTTGGAAAAAATCTTTGTCGGAAAACAAATATGTGCTTCATTTAAAGCTACATAATAGAGATTTTGAAGATGTGATTAGTGATTCGCCCGATGTTACCGCTTACGTAAAGTCACTTAGCTGGAAGTCTTTAGGCTATGAATATGCCGGTAACACCAACGCTTTAATATTTGATTCCTATATTTCAGAAAAAAGGAATAGTGAAATGTTTACACAATACCGCGAAGGATGGGTTAAGTTCCATTCTGTTGGCATGGCTTACGTTTCTTTATTTCTTTGTATCAATAGCGAAGAAAAATATTACATAGAAGAAAAAACCAATTGGGATAAGTACCGCCCCGAAGTTGTGAACGGTGATGAAGCCGACAAACTAGGCTTTTTTTGGGCGGTTACCGAAGCCAAATTAATCGAAGGTTCAGCCGTTGTGCTAGCCTCAAATCCAATGACTCCTACCGAATCAGTAGAAGATATAAACGAGGCCGGAAAGTCCACCTCACAAATCGAGCCGCAAAAAAGCACTCAAACAGTTCAATTATTTATTAACGACCCTAATTTATTTTAAAAATGTTTAAATACCTAACAGTCGAAGAAGTATCCAAATTAAGCGATACAGGACTCGAAAAATACGCAACGGATAAGCGTACACACGAAGCCGCAGAAACCCGTAAGGCTATTGACGAAGCGGTAAATGGATATGCCAAATCGGGAGACATTGAAACCGCTATTAAAACCGCAATTGACGCATTAAAAGCCTCGCTTTCAAGCGAAGGAATTAATGCCGATGTGCTAAAAGAATTGCGCGAAGCCGTTGCCGTTATGAAGGATAACACCTCAAACAATGGGCAACCGATTAACCATGTAGCCAAAGAATTAAAGGCAAATATGCCAGCTATTAAAGCAATGGCAAGAGGGGCAAGAGATGGTGAAGAAGTTGTCGTGAAAGCCTTAGTATTGCGGAGCGCAATTGGCGACAATGCACAAGCCTATGAGGTGCCGGGGATTGGACAATTAGCACACCGCAAATTAACCCTTTATGATTTGTTTCCAAAACTCCAATTAGGAGGCAACAATAACGGGACTGTGCGTTATTATGATTGGGACGCAGCAACAACAGTAAGAGCCGCCGCCGCCGTTGCCGAGGGTGCGGCTTTCCCGGAAAGTACCGCCAAATGGCAAAAGTACACTTTGGAGGTTAAAAAGATTGGTGACAGTTTACCCGTTACCGAGGAGTTTTTCGAGGATGAGGATATGTTCGCCGCTGAGTTAGGTATGTTCTTACAAACCAACGTGGCTATCGTAATTGATACGCAATTAGCAACAGGGGACGGAACTTCAAACACCTTAACAGGATTGGTTTCAAGTTCAACCGCTTATACTCCAGTTGCCGCTGGTATCCAAGCACCTACAATTTATGACTTACTTGTGAAAATGAGTGAAGGTATCACTAAGTTGTACGGTTCTAAATACACTCCTAATTTTGCCGTAATGAATATCACCGATATTAACCGTATGGCATTAGCTAAGGATCACAACGACAATTATATTATACCGCCGTTTGTTTCTAGAGATGGAACAAATGTAAAGGGTGTTATTGTAATTGAATGTAACGCAATTACTGCCAATACCGTTGTTGTGGGTGATAACCGTTACGCACGTATCTATGAGAAAGTAGGCGCGACACTTCAAAAAGGATTTGTGAACAACCAATTCATTGAAGATGAGATGACTATTAAAGTAAGACAACGTTTGTTGTTCTTAATCCGTAATGTTGATAAAACAGGATTCTTGTATTGTTCTGACATTGATGCAGCGTTAACCACTTTAGCATCGTAATGAAGCGCAACGAAAAAGAGGTAATTTTAACGGAGGATTTCGCTGGTAAAAATACTGGCGAATCCTTAGTTACAACCTTTGGCGTAGCTTCGTCATTGGTAAGCCGTGGGATAGCTTATTATGAAGGAACAGAACCCACTCTCAAAGCCGAAAAAGAGGTTAAAAAAGTTGAGGCAAAACCTAAAAAAAGTCATAAGTAAAATGAAAAAGTTAATATTATTATTTTTATTGGTGGCCGTTTCCATGCTAACGGCAAATTCTCAAACCGCAATGACCCCCGCGAGTGGTTCTGTTGATAGTTCAGCAACTGAATATATCACCGCCACTATTTCTGGAGTTCCGGCGGGTACGGCTGGATATTTAGTTATTCAACCGATTATTACCAAAGTTGCCAATACGGGTTCAACCGTGGCGGGCTATTGCCTTTTACAGGGCTCAATAGACGGGACTAATTGGGTAAATGTTCCAACGTGGAAACGAATACCGGTTAATGGATATGGTAGTGCCGTTCCTTTCAGTATTTACGAGGCGGACACTTTCACATTAACCAACGTAACCACGGCACAAACTAAAGCATGGCAGGTCACGGGCGAAATATGTGACGTACATCCATATCTATATTACAGGGTCGCGGTAGTTATGACCACAACCAAAGTAACCGCAACAGGCAATTACCTTTATCGTAGAAAATACTAAAAATGATTAATTCAACATATTTCACAGGTACATATTATGTTGCCGGACTTGATAGTAACAGTTCCGCTTCAAACGTATTAGCAGAATTAAACATTCTGATTGCACGTTATGAAAAGGAATATTTACAATTATTGTTTGGCCCTAATATGTACCTAGAATATGTTGCCGACACCAATACAGGGGCTTCAATCCCTGCTAGTGGTAAATGGAATGACTTGTTAAATGGAATTGCGGCGGGTTATACCGATAGATACGGACAATTGCAGTTATGGCCGGGTATGCTTCAAACCTCACCAATAGTAAGCGCAATAGCGATTTATATTTATACAAAGTATTTA